AGAATGGGTTCTGGCTGGCCATACCCACCCCAGCTGCCGGGAAAAGCACCAAGGGGGGCCGGATCACCCCCGGCGAGTGGGAACGCCGCACAGGGCTGCGCCTGCGCTTCATCTACCGCCGCCGGGGGCCGAGCCTGCTGGTGGCGGAGGGGCGGCTGAACTCCAAAGGCCGCGCCGTGGCGTCTAGGTCGAAAACGGGACGCGGCCTGGCGACCGTCCCGATTTTCCTGCTGGTGCCTCAGGTTAAGTTGCGCAAGCGTCTGGATCTGGCGCGCGATGCAGAGCGGGCGATGGACGGCGTGCCGGGGATGATCGTTGCGAATTGGCTGGATCGTTGAGTGCAGGCCACGAAAATCATGCCATTACGCTATAGACCGATTGCCCGTCGCTAGAGCTTTTCTCGACCGCACCGCAAAGAGCAAAGATCGTTGCTCCGTTGGCTGACACGAAAACGACCCCAAGCAGAACATCCGGGCTGGGATTTGTTGGCAAAGAAATCGTCGCCCCTTCACCGACGGCAAGTTCGACAAAGGCATGATGCTCGGCGGCGGCCAAACGCGCAATATCGAGGTAACTGACAACATTCTGTCTCGTGAAGTGAAGGACATCAAATGCCGCAACATCTCGAAGGAGGATCGCTTCGCAGTTGTCTGCGGGATCGGACCTGACCAGCAGCGTTAGGACGCGCTCAGCGGATTCGTAGGTCATGCCAACATACTCCACGTCGGCAAACCGTTCATCCCCTTCAAAAGTGATCATCTCCAATCCTCCGGACGGATCAACCCGTCATCACCTCGCCCTTCACCTGAAAAGCCCTCTTCCTCGGTCGCTGGCCGACCAGGCTGGCGCTCGCCGTCGATCCATTCGTGCGTATGGGGCTGACCTTGACCGTGATCGTGGCCCCAATCAACGTCTTTGATCGGCTTTCCGTCAGGGCCATACAATCTGTCTCCGCGAGGGCCGACAACCCAAGTTCCCGGACGCCCCTGTGCAGGCAAGCCCCGAGCTTCCGGCGCAGGTTCCACGGGTCTGCCCTCTGCATCTGTCTCCGGGATACCTTCTGGAAGCGCTCTGGGTCCGCCCTCTGCGCGATTCTCAACAACATGCGGTGAGGACGTACCACCGAGCGCTTGATAGCCTTCGGTCGAAAAACCGGGCAGGTCAAGAATATCACGACCGAACTCATCGAGTTGGGGAAAGACTTCGACCCAGCCGGACGCAAATTCGCCGGGCCGCACGGTAAGTCGCCCTGTGTTCCATGCTTTCAATGCCTCATCGACAATGCCCTGAATTCTGGCCAAATCTTCCTGACTACCGGCCAACGCCCTCCCCAATGCGCCTGGGTCAGAGAGTTCGTGCAGCGCAAGCGCTTGCCCCACGATTTCGGAGGTGGGCCCCGACCAGTCAGCACCCGAGAAGCGGCCTGAATAGAATTGGCCCCAAGCATGCGCGCGGGCAGCCAGCACACCTTCGACCGTAGAAAGGTCAAGGCCGAGGCGTTCGGCAGACCTTTGAACGGCTGATTCATCAGCATAACGGCGAAATGCCTCAAGCCCAACAGCCGCGACCGCAGCTAGGCCACCCCTTGTCAGCGCGCGAAGTCCCGAGCCAAGTCCTGAGGGGGATGGCAAGACATCTGGCAAGCCACCGATGTTTGGCACATACTCCACAGGCGTAATCATGGCGTCACGCGGCGCGACGGGCTCTGCGACAGATCGGCAGTTGTGCGCCTGCCCCGGATGGCCGCCTGCGGGCGGTTGGTCCCAGCGGAATATCTGATCGTCGTAGTCAGCGTGGCTGTCGCGAACTTTGGCGTCGTCACGAGATCGCCAAATGTAGCGCTCGACCCCCAAGTCCTGCTGCCGAAGCTGGTTGATCAGGCCTGCGAAGGCCCGCAGCAGGCGTTCTTCCATGGCGGTTCGCAGGGGGCGAAGGCGCTGCGGATGGGTCTCGTATTCCTCGAAGATTGCCGTCAAGCGCGCATCCCACTGGCGCAGCGCCTCCTCCTTCGCATCCGTAACATCGCGCAGGTCGGCCGCGGTCACCCACGGAACCGTGTCCGGGGGAGTCAGCGCATTCAGCAGCATCCGGGTGTTGTCGGCGATCACGCGGTCTAGTCGGTCGGTGAAATCGGCCCGCAGGTCGGCATAGCCAGGGAAAAGCGACTTGATCGAAATGCCCGCGCGATAGCCGTACACGGCCCCGTTTTGCCGCGCGAAAACGTACAGCCCGCTGCCACCGTGGCGGAGAAATTCCTGTAGATTGTGCTGCATGGAACCTCCCGCTGACCCGCGCGATGGTTTGTAGAGGCACTTGGTAAAGAAGCGTTCACCCCACCGTACGGTGCCGGAGGTGCCGCGCTATGCGATGTATTTCGGCTGCGTGCTGGATCAGATCAGCTGGCAGATGCAGCGCTCAGGGCAACTGACCGCGACGGCGCGGCTGGTGGCACAGGGCGAGGCGGTGGGCACGACCACCAGCGCAGGCACGCCCGCAACGCTGGAGTTGAAGCGCTTCGGCCATTTCAACGGCGCGATCACGCGGAACGGGTCGGCGCTTGGCAACGTGGTGTCGGCCGAGATCACCTATGCCAACAATCTTGACCGGATTGAGACCATCCGCAGCGACGGTCGCATCGATGGTGCCGACCCGTCCATCGCCGCCCTGACCGGTTCCATCGAGGTGCGCTTTACCGACCAGACGCTGGTGACGCAGGCTCTGAACGGTGGTCCCTGCGAGCTCGAGTTCGCCTATGTGCTGCCCTCGGGCGAAAGTTTCACCTTCACGGTGCACGCCGTCTATCTGCCGCGCCCCCGGATCGAGATTTCCGGGCCGCAGGGCGTGCAAGCCACCTTCGACTGGCAGGCCGCGCGCGACAGCACCGTGGGCCGGATGTGCACCGCAACCCTGATCAACGATATCGAGGTGTATTGAGAATGCTGACCCTGGATCTGACGAATGCGCCGCGCTGGCATGACATCGCCCCCGGCGTGCGGGCACAATTGCGCCCGCTGACCACGGCGCTGATGGTTGCAACCCGCAGCGACCCGGACCTCGAACTCCTCGCGGCGGAAGCCTCCGACGAGGAGCGCGCCGTCGCCTTCGCGAAAGCGCTGGCGCGCCGCGCGGTGCTATCCTGGGAGGGGATCGGTGACGCCGACGGCAACGCAATCGATCCGAGCCCGGAGGCCGTCGACGCGCTCCTGGACATCTGGCCGATCTTCGAGGCGTTCCAGCTGACCTATGTCTCCAGAGGCCTGTTGCTGGAACAGGAAAAAAACGTCTCCGCGCCCTTGCCGAATGGTCCTTCGGCGGGGGCGAGCGGTACTGCGACGCCTGTCCGCAAATCTGCCCGGACTGCCCGTCGCGGCTGAACCGGCCGGAGACATGGGAGGGCTGGCAGGTCTGGGACCTGGTCGGCCGTCTCGGCGGTCAGCTGCGCGTGCTGCCCGGAGCCGTGGTCGGATGGGATCTGAATGCCGCACTGGCTCTGGGGGATGCGCTGGGTGTGCCGCCCTTGGCCATGGCCGAACTTCTGCCCGTCGTCGAAGCGGTGATGGTCGCCAAACTCAACGAACAGATGGATCAGTCCCATGGTTGAAAAGCGAGTCAGCGTCCGCCTCGCGGCCGTGGGCGGCCGCCAGGTGCGCACCGAACTGGAAGGTGTCGGTGAGGCCGGCGCTCGCGGCTTCGGGCGGCTCAGTCGCGAGATGGAAGCGGCCAATACCCGGTTGGCGGCGTTCTCGCGCCGGGTGGCGGTGGCGGCCGCCGCTGCTGTTGCCGCAGCCGCTGTGGCCGGAATCGCTATGGTGCGTTCCGGTCTGGACAGCATCGATGCGCAAGCCAAGCTGGCGCAATCGCTCGGCACCACCGTCGCCTCGATCCAGACGCTGGAGCGTGCGGGCGAACTCGCGGGCGTGTCGATGTCCGGCATCGAGCAAGCGACCAAGGACCTGACCCGGCGGTTGAGCCAGGCAGCCTCCGGAACCGGTCCTGCCGCCGACGCGCTGGACCGGCTGGGTCTCTCGGCGTCAGACCTGATCAAACTGCCGCTGGACCAGCGTGTCGGCGCCATCAATGCCGCCCTCGAGCGGTTCGTGCCGGTGGCGGAACGCGCCGCCGTTGCCGGTCAGCTGTTCGGAGAAGAAGGCTCGATCGCCATGTCGCGCATCGACACCGCGACTTTGCGCTAGGCAACGGAGGACGTCCTCGCGTTCGGGGTCGTGGTGTCGGAACAGGATGCCGACCAGATCGAGCGTACCAATGATGCGATCTCGCGGCTGGGGCTGATCTGGCAGGGGCTGTCGAATCAACTGGCGGTCGCCGCGGCCCCGGCGCTGGACGCCGTGGCCAATGCCATGGCTGCACTCGCCAGCCGCACCGGGCCTCTGGGCATGGCGATTGCGGGTCTGTTCGACAACATCGACCGCCTCACCACCTATGCAGTTACCTTCGTCGGGCTGCTGGCGGGACGCTGGGTGGCTGGCCTGGAAATTGCGGCCTTCTCGGTACAGGGCCTGGCCACGGCGCTGGTCGTGCTGCGTGGCGCGCTGATCCGCACCGGCATCGGGGCGCTGATCGTCGGGGCCGGTGAGTTGGTGCATCAATTCACCCGGCTGGTCTCCGGCGCTGGCGGCTTCGGCAATGCCATGGCCTTGCTCGGCGATCTGGCAGGCGAGGTCTGGGAGCGGATCAAACTCGGGGCGCAAGCCGCAGGGGCTGCCGCCACGGCGCTGTTCTTCGACCTGCAGGCCGATGCTGCTTCGGGAATGCAGAGCGCCATTGAAAGCGTGATCGGGTTCGGCAACGCGGCGGTCAATACTTTCGAAGGCGCCTACCAGGCGATCACCGCGATCTGGGGCCTGTTGCCCGCCGCGATCGGTGATCTGGCGTTTCAGGCGGCCAACAGCCTGATCGAGGGTGTAGAGGCGATGCTGAACGGGGTGGTATCCCGGATCAACACGTTCATCGGCGGCATCAATGCCGGGCTGGAGACGCTGGGGTCCGAGCGCCGCATCTCGATCATCCCCGATCTCGACCTCGGCCAGATCGAGAACCGGTTTGCCGGTGCGGCCAGCAAGGCCGGCACCGTCGCACGGGACGCGTTCGCCAGCGCCTTTGCCGACAATCATCTGGCGGTGCCGGACATCAGGCTGTCTGCCGCAGCAGATGCGGCGCGTGCCCGTGCAACCGCCAGCCGGACCGGCGCCTATGATCTGGCCGCCCGCGCCACCGCACCGCTTGCCTCCCTCGGGCCGCTGGCACAGGCCATGGGTCGTTCCGACGATGCCACCGACCCGATCACGGACGCTGCTGCCTCTGCCGACCGGTTGAACACGGCGCTGGCAGAGACCAACAACACGCTTGGCCAGACCGGATCGGCGGCAGGTGCTGCCGGTGGCGCGCTGAAGGACGCGGCAGACGCTGGCAGCAAGGCATGGGACGCGGCGAAGGCGGCCATCGAGCGCACCAAGGAGATCGCAAAGGGATTGGCCGAGGACATCACCGGGCCGCTGAAGGAGGCGCTGAAGTCGGGTGAGCTCAGTTGGCAGAGCTTCGCACAGGCGGTGTCCGGCATTGCGCAAAATCTGGCCAACCGGCTGATCGATTCCGCCTTCAAGCCGATCGAGGACGCGCTGTTCCGGGCGTTCAGTGGTGGTGGCGGTGCGGGTGGTGGTGGTGGTCTCTTCGGCTGGATCGGCAAGGCCATCGGCGGGCTGTTCGGCGGTGGCTTCGCGACGGGCGGCGCCTTCGGCCAGACTGGCGAGATCACCGCCTTTGCGCGCGGTGGCGTTGTGTCCCGCCCGACAGTGTTTCCATTCGCGCACGGCATCGGCCTCATGGGCGAGGCTGGGCCTGAGGCGATCCTGCCGTTGCGCCGTGGTCGCGGTGGTCGGCTCGGGGTCGAGACCGGCGGAGCACAACCGGCGCCGCAGATCACGCCCCGGATCATCAACGTGCTCGATCCCTCGCTGGTCGGCGATTATCTCGCCACCCCGGCCGGGGAGAGGGCCATCGTCAACGTGATCCGCCGCAACCGGGGCGCCTTTGATGGCTGAGCTGTGGCCCTTCGCCACCCATGGCACGGTCACAGAAGTGCTGGAATGGCGCACCGACGTGTTGCAGAGCCAGACCCGCGAACAGCGCCTGTCGCTGCGATCGGCGCCGCGCGAGATTCTGACGCTGCGCCACCGGCTCGATGGTCCGGGTCTGGCGCAGGCCACGGCACTTGTCCGGCGCGGCATGGCGCAGGAGTGGATCGTGCCATTGTGGATGATGGCGGAACGCTCGGGCGCCAGCTTGTCCGCTGCAGACGTGACCGTGCAGGTCGCGGCAGCGCACGCCGACTACCGGGCGCCGGGATACGCCGTTGCTGCTGCGAATGGTGGCGCGGCGTATCTGCTTGAGGTTGCCGGGGTCCGTCCCGACGGGCTTGACCTCGCGGTGCAAGCGGGTGTCGATCTCACCCATCCCGTGATCGCACCGGCGCGCCGGACGCGGTTGCTGCCACCGCTGGAAATCGAACGGCGCCACGCCGGGCTCGGGACGGTCACGGCGCGGTTCCTGCTTTCCGACAGCGCCGATCTCTCCGGGCTTCGGGGTGTCGCGCTCTACATTGCCATAGACACCAGTGGCTCCATGTCGGGCGCAAAGATCGTGGCGGCCATGGCTGCGGTGCAGGCGCTGGTCGAGGAACTGGGCGCAACAGTGCCACCGGTCCTGCGCAACGACATCTGCGTGGTGCTGTGGAATGCGGCCGTCTCAGGGCTGAAGGTCTACCGCGATGCCGACCGGATGGATTTCACCGCGCTGGCGGCCTGGCTTGCTGTGCCGGTGACGCTTGGCGGGGCGACGGATTTCGCGGTGGCGCTGAGCGAGGCACCGGGTTTTTTCGCTGGGGCTGGGACAAAGCGGCGGATCGTGCTGTTCCTGACCGATGGCGCGCCTTCTCCCTCGGGGTCGGCCGCCGCCGCCGTGACTCTGCTCGCTGGCATCGCCGATGTGGAGGTGTTCGGCTTCAACATCGGGCTTTCGAACACCTCGTACACGGCGATGCTCGACAACACCGGCGCCGACGGCGTGCCGGTGATCGCCCACGGCGACACGGACGCCTTGCGCGATACGTTGCTGGGCGTGCTGTTCGGCATTCCGCGCTATCGCGGTCGGGACGTGCTGATCGACCCGAGCCTCACGCCCAGCTCTTTGCCGAGACCCTGAGCCAGAGCTTTGAGGGTGTCGACAGCGGGCTTGGGCTGGTGGTTCTGGAACCTTTGCGCGATCTGGTCGAGCGCGGTTCGATCCTCGGTCTCAAGGATATCGGGTCGGCCCGGACATGGGCGCGACGGCGTTGGCTGCATCGCCTGCGCGGGCGGACCCGGGGCTTCTGGCTGCCGATCTGGGGCCGGGAACTGGACCTGCAAGTCCCGGGCTTCATAGGGGACGACTTCCTGATCGTGGTACCGCTGCTTGATCTGGCTGACTGGGTCGGACGTCATGTGCTGATCGATCTGTCGGGCACGCCATTGTTTCGCGAAATCACTAGCGCCGTGTTCGACCCAAACGGCCACCGGCTCGAAATCGCGCCGCTTGACCGGGACGTGCCGGTCGGAACCAAAGCCCATCTGATGACGCTGGTCCGGCTCGACACCGATCGGATCGAGATCGAGCATCGCCCCGCAGGCATGGAAGTCAGCCTGACCGTGCTCGAAACCCCCGACGAGATATGATTCGATGACATACGACCTGCTCGAAACCTCGACGGCCGAGGCGCGGCCGCTGTTTCTCTATCGCTTCGCCGAAGGAGCAAGCCTCTGGCGTTTCACCAGCCGGGCCGCGGACTGGGTGGTGCCAGCTGGGCCCTTCGCCGACGGAACGGGTGACACCACCTGGACCGCCTCGGCGCCGTCGCATGGCAACGTGATCCAGAGCGGCGATCCGCGTCGGGTCGATCTTTCCATCACCTTTCCGCTCTCCGATCCGTTCGCGCGGCGCTATCTCGGATCACGGGGATCGGCGGTCACCACGCTGACGATCTTTCGCGGCCACGAACAGGTGCCGGACGAGGTTGTGGCACACTGGAAAGGCCGCATCGTCTCGGCTCGGGTCGAAGGCGTGCGCATCACCCTGCAGGCGGAATCGCTCTTCACCGCCATGCGTCGGCAGGGCGTGCGTGCCAAGTACCAGCGCCTCTGCCGCCATGTGCTCTATGCCGGTGGCTGTCGTCTCGATATCGCGGATTTCCTGGTGGCGGCGACGGCGACTGGTCGATCCGGGCTGCAGATCACCGTGCCCGGGGCCGCAAACCAGCCCGACGGCTGGTATCGCGGCGGCGTGCTGCGCCATGCCGGTGTGCCGGGGTTCATCATGGGTCACAGCGGCACCACGCTCACCCTTGCCGGGCGTCTGCCGGATCTCGAGGCGGCGATTGATGTTGCTGTTCTGAATGACGATCCGTCAGTTCCGGTTGAAATTGCGCCCGGATGCGATCTGCGCCGCGACACCTGCGTCAGCCGCTTCGACAATCTGGCGAACTTCGGCGGCTTTCCCGACATCCCCGGCCGCAATCCGTTCGGCGGGTCGAGCATCATCTGAAGAGGTTCATTGATGGTCTGGAACTTCGTTCTTCAGATCGTCGCCAGCCTTGTGCTGACGGCGATCTCCTATGTGCTGGCACCCAAGCCGAAGACCACACCGCCGAAGGCTGCGGGGCTTGACGATTTCTCGCTGCCCACCGCCGAGGAGGGCCGGCCGATCCCGGTGGTGTTCGGCACGGTGCTGCTGCGCGGCCCCAACGTGGTCTGGGCCGGCGATCTGAAGGTCGATCCGATCCGCAAATCCGGAGGTAAGAAGTGATGACCCGCGTGACAATTCAGGACCTGCGCGCCTCCCGGCTGTGCTTTCAGGGGGCACGGCCGTGGTTTGCCCGCCACGGCTTCGACTGGCAGACGTTCCTGCGGGACGGGCTCGATGCGGAAGTGCTGGCTGCCACCGGCGATGCGCTGGCCCTGCGGGTGATCGCTGTCGCCGAGGCGCGCGAGGCGCTTCAGGCCAGCAAGGAGACCAGCAATGGGTAGTCGGCGATCGAGTGCCCAGATTGTTGGATATCGCTATTCCCTTGGCGCACATCTGGCGCTGTGCCACGGCCCCGTGGATGCCATTCGCGAAATCCGCGTCGACGACCGCACCGCCTGGTTTCTGGGGGATGGCACCGGTATCAGCGCAGTCGCCGGTTCCGGGGTCGGCGCCGTAACGACCCTCATTGCCAATGCCAATGCCATGGCCTCTCCCGCCGGAGAGAAGGGCAGCGTGGCGTCGCTCGCCATCAACGGGCAGAACGCCATTGCCGGACTGTCGGTGGGACAGCCGCTCGACCTGACCTTGCAAACCAGTGGCGTGACCCACCGGATCATCATCCGTGGCATTGCGCATGATGAGCGCGAGCATCTGACCTGGATGCAGGTCGAACCGAAGACGCTGTCCTTCGCCTTTCAACTCGTCACCCTGACGACCGTAGCCGGGGGCGGTACTCCAGCCCCGGTCGAGGATACCCCGACTCCAGGCACGCGTATCCGCATCGACAAGCCCGACCTCTTCGGTGGCGAAAGCCGCGAAGGTGGCATCGTCGGCGACATCGACGTGCTGATGGGTGCGCCGGATCAGGGGCAGAACGATTACCTCGCGGCCCGGGCGGGCGGGTCCGTCCCGGGGTTTCGCGGGCTGTGTTCGCTGGTCCTGCGGCAGGTATATCTGGGGCTGAACCCGTATCTGAAGCCCTGGGCGGTACGGCTCACGCGGGTTCTGACGGCAGAGGACGGTGCGCCGCAATGGTATCCGGAAACGGCGCAGATCGTGCCCGCCGCCCGGATCGGCGATGCGGCGATCTACATTGCCATGGATGCCTCGAACTCGATGGCCGGGGCCCAGCTTGCGGCGCAGATCGAGGCCGTGGCCGCGCTGGTCGCCGAGATCGGCGCCGGAGCGACTGCGGCCAACGATCTGTGTCTCGCGACCTATGCCGGAGCGGTCCGGGACAGCATCACCCGGCGGGACGTTGATGCTGCGGCCTATGCCGAGCTCGCGGCCTGGATCGAGGCGTTACCTTCGAGCACCGGCGCTGGCACCAACTATGGCGCCGCGGTCAGCGAAGCACCGGCGTTCTTTGCCGGGGCTGGTACCAAGCGCCGCCTGCTGCTGTTTGTCACCGACGGTGCGCCAACCCCGTCCACCTCGCTCGCGACTGCGCAAGCGACCCTTGCCACCCTGTCGGGCGTCGAGGTCTTTGCCTTCAACATCGCGCTGGCGGATATCTCGGCCACGGAGCAGCTCGACAACACCCCGATTGATGGCGTGCCAGTGGTGCGGGCCGGGGATGCCGGCGTGCTGGTCGCCTCGATGCGCGCCGCCTTCGGCAAGGGCCCGGACATGAACCCGGCCCATATCATCCGCGAGTGTCTCACCAACCGGACCTGGGGGCTGGGATATGGCGACGCCGATATCGGGTCCAGCTTTGCTGCTGCAGCCGACCAGCTGTTTGCCGAGGGCCTCGGCCTGTCGCTGCTCTGGCAGACCGAGGCCAGTCTCGAGGAGTTCCTTGGCGATATCCTGCATCATATCGATGCGCAGCTTTACGTCGACCGCCGCACCGGTCGCTGGGAGTTGAAGTTGATCCGCGACGACTACGATGCCGGCACCCTGCCGGTGTTCGACGAGACCAACGTCATCGACTGGGGCGAATTGGGACGCCGCGAGGCCGCCGATCTGGTCAACTCGGTCACCGTCACCTTCTCGGATATCCGTACTGACAACACCGGCTCGGTCAGTGTCACCGACACCGCCCGGGTGCAGATGATGGGTCAGGTCATCGCCACCACCATCGACTATCCCGGCATCCGCTTCGAGGACCTGGCGGTGCGCGTGGCCGAACGCGACCTGCGCGGGCTGTCGGCCCCGCTGCTGTCGGGCGAGATCACCGTCAACCGGCAGGGCGCGGAGCTGGACCCGGGCGATGCGATCGTGCTCTCCAGCCCCCGGCGCGGGCTCGAGGGCATCGTCGTGCGCGTGGTCGAGATCGATCACGGCGACGGGCGCGCCAACGGCGTCCGACTGCGGGTGGTCGAGGATGCCTTTGCACTTGGCGAGACCGCGCTGGTCGGTGGCGACACAGGTCCAACGCCTGCGCTCATTGCCGCGCCGAAGCCGCTGGCGCGGCGGTTGGTGCAGGAAGCGCCCTACTGGCTGCTGGTGCAGGACCTCGGACACGCCGGCGCAGACGCCGAGCTTGCGGCCGATCCGGATGCCGGGGCGCTGATGGCCTGCGGCGAGCGGCCATCTCCGGATGCACTGACCGCACAGGTCTGGATCGATCCGGGCACAGGATTCACCGCTGATGATCCGGCAGGGTTTGTGCCGACGGCAATCCTCGATGCGGATGTCACAGATGACCCCGAGGAACGGGAACTGCCGGTGCGCGACTGGACCGGGCTGTCGGATCTGGTCACCGGCACTCTGGCCGCCATCGGCGATGAGTTTGTGCGCATTGATGGCATCTCGGCGAATTCGATCACCGTCGGGCGCGGTTGTCTCGACACGGTGCCAATGGCGCATGTCGCAGGCACCCCGGTGATCTACTGGCAAAGCAGCGCGCAGGCGACACGCGCGAGCTTTCTGGCCGGGGAGACGGTGGCGGTGAAGCTGCTGCCGCAGACCGGGCTCAGTACCTTGCCGCTGGCGCTGGCGCCGACCGACACGGTGACACTGGCCTCGCGCGCCATCCGACCGCTGCCGCCCGGAAATGTCCAGGGCGACGGGTCCTTCGCCAAGGTGCTCGCCAGCCCGGAGGCCATATTCACCTGGTCGCATCGCGACCGGCTGAGCCAGACCAGCGCCGTGTTTGATGCCTGAACCGCTGGCGATATCGGCCCGGAGCCCGGCGTCACCTACGAGGTTCGCATCCACTGGGTCGATCCCGACAGCGAGGAAACGCTCGAACCTGCAGCCGTGGCCATCGATGCTGGAACGGCCAATACTTGCGGCCTGACCGACACCGACTATCCCGAACCGCCCCTCGGCGTCGAGATGGCGGCGATCCGGGTGCGCGCGGTGCGGGGCGGCTATGAGGACCGTGCCTTTCGCGAATACCGCGTCAGCCTTGGCGGCAAGGTCCAGATCATCGAGCAAGACCTGACCATCCTGTTCACCGGCACCGGCGTCGATGTGACCGAGCAGGCGCTGATCGTGTTCTGCACCGGGCCCGGCGTCGATCTGGTGCAGCAGGACCTGATCCTCGATCTGCGGCCGCCAGAGATCGGTGTGATTCTGCAGGAGCTGATCGTCGAACTCATCGTCTGACCCCACCCTTCATCCAGACAGGACACCCCCATGACCGACTATCTGATCAGCAACAGCGCCGCCGTTCTGGGCGGCATCGAGGATGCCTCGGTGCCCGGCAGCTTCAACCCGGACCTCGCCAGCCATGCGCTGCGCTTCGACGAGGAACAGGCCGCCAGCATCTCGCTGCCCGGGCTCACCGACACCTGGGTCCGGGCCGATTGCTTCTGCGACGACTTCGACCTCACCACCAATGGCGACGGCTATTTCTGCACCGTCGGTCTTCCCAATATCGATATCGCCCGG